AGTTTTTTATATCTGACATTTGTTTATTCTTAACAGAAAGCAACCAAGGTCTAGCTTTCATGTTTCGTGTACCAAAATAAACATATTTCGCATAATCTGCTCTATTTTCATTTACTGAAACTACTAGAGAGAAAGGTCTAATAGTATATTCATGTGCCATTCTTAGGTTTTGTGATAACTTTGGCACACCTCCTCCTGACGATCCCATTGTCCAAGTTGTTTGATTAATAGCTCTACGATATGAAGCCGAGGCTCTTACTAGAAACTTATTAACACTCATTCTTAATTGTAAAGGGTGGTTCTTAATTGCCCTTTTTAAATCCTTGTATTCTATTGTGCTTTTAGCTTTCATTCTTTTGTTTTTCAACTACTAATTCTAAATGTTTATTTACACCTACACTAGTATTATTTTGAATTGCTCTTACTGAATAATCCTCTCCTCCTGATGTTAATCTATCTCCTACAAGGACATTTGAGGTACTAGAACACCATATAGTGTAGGTATTAGTAAAGTTTAGATTCATGTTCGCTACAAGCTCTGCTGAGGCTTGCTGAAGGTGTCCTAGAAATGTTCCTATCTCTGTTTCTGTAGAATTAGAGTAAGTAGCACCGTTAGTCCACGAATTACGATTGATTGTGAATGTTGTTTTATAAAAATTACTAATCATATATTTATATCGCTAGAACTACTCTTGATTCAATTATGTCCATTGCATTTTGAACATCGTCTTTATGTTTCTCATTCCTGTACTTAACTTGATAGTTTCCAATCTTTTCACTTTCTACTTCTCCTTCTGTATTTGTTTGTGCTAATACAATTGCTGATACTAGTACCACTGTTGCATGCTTTATATCTTCTGGCACTTCTTCTGCATAACCCCATTTAGCTTCTACAGATAGATTTTGTATACCACATTCAAAAGAGTTATCCTTTAACATAATTGTATGCTTTGATGTAGAGTTAAAAGGCTGTGCAACAAAGTCTGTTCTAGCAACCATGCTTTCATTGTAGTCTTCTCCTGTCTTTACAATAGGAGTACCAATAAAATCATCTATTCTTAAATCTGAATATCCATTCCCGTTGTAGAACCTCTCACTTGTTGTTGTATCAGCTTTCCATTCTCTTTGTGTCTTTTCTTTAATATATTGTGAAATACCTTCAATCCAAGAATTGATTTGTTCCTCAAACTGTACTGCTATGCTAATAGTTAAGTAGTTTTCAATATCTGTTTTTGAACAATATAATTTACTCATCTGTTTTCTTTATTATCTTTTTAGTAAAACTTTTACTATTTTTGATATTCATTTTTTTCTTTGGTACATCTCTAGTAATACCAATATAAGTATGTTCTGTAGCTTTATCACCTTCCAGTTTATCTACTGAATATAAAACTTCTTTTGTTTTGTTATTTATATATTTAAGCATAATTTTTTAATTAGTTGCTAAATAAGTAAGAGGAACTTAATCCTCTGACCTATTAGCCTCTAAGTTCTATGAACTTACAGTTTGAAGTACTACACAAGCTGTTGGAAGGATTGTAATCGCTCCTACTCTTGTGATAAATCTGATAGCTTCTCTGTCAGTAGTAATCAAGTTTATGTCAGCATCACCTGCTACATTCTTAATTACTCCTGAGTTAAATCTATCTGCAACAATTCCGTTTTTGAATCCTAGGATTGATGACTTCTTTAGATCTCCGTATAGAAGAACTACTCCGTCTTCAGCTGCAATATTTGCAGAGTCAACCATAGCCTCTACTTCAACAAATGGCTTTCCTAGAAGTGTAGGTAGACCTGCGTTGTTGATAGGGTCAAGATAGATGAATTGATCGTTTCCATCTTTCATTAGACGAACATTAGATTTAATACTTCTATGTCCGTAGAACTTAGCGTTAGCTTGAGCTCCTTGTGGAAGTGTATCTTTAACTTCATAAATCTTTTCTACTGAAAGTGTTGACAATGCTCCTGTTAAGTTTACAACTGGTACTGAAGCGTTAGCTGTAATACCTGTGAACTCTCCATTAGTAGTATCTCCTGATCCTGCTCCGATAAAGAAAGCTCTATCTTCTGCAAGTGCAAATCCTTCAGCAACACGAGTAGCAATAAATCCAAATAGGTCTACTTCCTCGTCTTCCATTAACTCTCTTGTAAGAGCTACGATAGCACCGATTTTCTTCAACTTTAGTTCTGTTTGACCAAGAACGATTTGAGTTGAACCGATAACACCTGCCTCTGATACCCACCCAACTGTAACATCTGTTGCCAGAGAGTTAGCTTCGTATGAGTTCTTTGATAGTGGTGTTGAGAACATTTCCCTTCTAGCAACTCCGTAAGTTGTTGTTAGAGCACGAATTTCTGCTGATAGTTCTGAATCAACTGCATATCCTGCAAATGGTGATCCAGTTGCATCAGTTGTCATTTCCTTTGCCTTTGTATCGTCACCTGTAATAACAGCCATTGCAAACCCTTTAAGGTAAGTGTTGATTTCTTTCCTTTTTGCAACAATAGTTTCTTCTCCTGAACCTGCATTTTTAGACACAAGTTCTTTTTGTGTCTTAATGAATGATTCAATGTCAGACTTCATTTCAGATACAGAGTCATCTAATTTCTTAGACATTTTCTCTTCTACCTTTCCGAAAGCTTTTTTAACAACTTTCTCTGCATCAGCTTCTTCCTTTGGATCTTCCTCTGGAAGTTCTGCCACAACAGCTACATCTTCTGCTACAACTTCTGCTTCTTCTTCTGATACCTCTTTAGCCCAGTCTACAACTTGTGTCTTTTCAGATGCAGTTGCGAAACCTTTTAGCTTTAGAGCCTTCAGCATTTTAAGTAATTCAAGCATAATAAATATGAATAATTAATGAATAATTTGTTACAAGACCCTCAGCTAAGGTGTTTTTAATGCTGAATATCTATACTTGAAATATATTAAAGATTACGAAGTGCTTTGTAGATACTTCTTTTCTTCTCTGCCAGATTCTTAGATTCCATTGTGTCCAGTGCTTTAGCTATTGCTGAAATAGTGAACTTCTTTTTATCTACTATTGCAGGAGTTTCTATTGTTTCTGGTACTTCCACTATTACATCAGGTTCTTCTTCCTCAATGTCTTTTGTTTTTGATTCTTTAGCAACTTTCTCTTCTTCAAACTTTTTAAATAGAGCATCTGCCTGTGAAGGAACTGCTACTGCTGATATCTCTAATAGTTCTGACTTTATAATTTTAAAATCTTTATCAAACTCTAAAGGTATAAATCCAATAGATGTTGCTTTAATAAACCCTTCCTTTGTCATCTCGTATGCTAACGCTCCCTTAGGATTCATTAGTGCATATCTTATTTGTCCTTGTAGTTTCCCTTTTTCTACTCCAATCTTAGTAACTTCACCAATAATATGTTCTATTGAATCATAATTATGTGAGTCAAGAAACACACTATTTTTCTTAAAGTTTTTTACATCAAAATCCTGCATAACTATATCCCCATGACGGTCTTCTTTTGCTGACGAGAATATTACATCAAATAGGTTTTCTTCTTTTGTAACACTCTTAAATTGTGTTGGTACGCTATATGTTAAGGCTGTACAACCTTTCTTTTGCACCTTAGTCCACAGGTCTTGTAGGTTTTCTGCTTTTTCTTCTGATAATGATTTTGTTGTAATTGTGTAATATTTTTCCATATATAAGTATTATACCATTTTTTGATTAAGTTGACTAAATTGTACAAAGACAGTTCACATTCTCGTCTGCACCAAAGTTTGGATCTTGTGGATACATCATTCCATTACTGAAAGGTGTCCCCATTGGTCTTTCTTCTCCGTCTATTGAAGCATGCTCATCTCGCACCCCTCCTTTAGCTCCTGCTGACCATACCCATATCTTTGTTTGTATTCCTATTTGTTTGTATGTTGCCATTTTAGACAGCTGTGCAATGCTTTGTGACTCTGTTAATGCAATGGTTGTAAGTCTTGAATCATCAATCGTGTTATATACCCCTTTCATTCTTTCTTTAAGCTGATTGATAGTTTCTTCTTTAGCTAGCCATTGTGTAACTTCTTTCTTTACAGCTTTTGCTGTTGTAGCGTTAATACTTTTAGAAAAGAACGCATATCTTTTGTCTACTGCACTTGCTACATCACTTGTATATACAAAATCTTTATTTCCTGCAAATATATCCATTGTTTCTTGACCTACTTCCTTTGAAATTTCTTCCATATCTCTTAGTAACGGAAGTGTTAGGTCTACCTCTAGGCTTTCGTTAAATATGTCATCTTCTATACCTTTTATTTTTACTTGTTTCCTTGATGAGATATTAGATAAGATTCTTTCTTCTTGCTCCTTGAAGTATTTTTTTAAACTTGTTTTAAAACTTCTTTCTTTTGATTGAACGCTTTTAACATAGTTTGTATAATAATCGTTTCTAAAAGCCTTGTTTCTTAGTGGGTGGACAAACACTCCTGCTTTAGTTTCTATTTGCTTAGGAGCGACCACAGGCTGTTCAGCAGGCTTGTTTGGTCTTTCATCTCCCCCTTCTATTGGTTCTTTACCTAGATAATGTCTCTTTTCGTTAAGAGTTAGCGAATTAGAGTCATGTCCTGCTTTTAATTCTGCCAAGTTTTCTTCTTTGTTTTTAGGTGTTGGGTCAATAGCCACGATAGTCGCATCACTTGGAGCTAGTTTCCAATTAAGGACATTTGCAAGGTCTTTAATGATAGGAGCTATTGTTTCTCTTAAGAATATTGCATATCCTGTTTCTGCATTAGCAAAAGTTTCACCTGCTGTAACTCCAAGAATAACTTTAGGTACTGAAGTAATAACAACAATATCGTCAATTAGTAGCTGTCTTGATTCTACGAATGACATTTCTTGAGGTGATAATCCTAGTCTTTCATATTTAGTATCTCCTCCAAGTACCATAGGAGAACCGTTGCTAGTTCCTGCTCCATACTCTCTAATATAATCTTTTTTAATTTTAGCTAGACTTTCAGCATTAGGTACATTTTTAAATGTAAGAATTGAGTCTACTACTCCTCCGTTTTTAATAACACTTGCTTGGTGTTCTGTAATTGCAAGGTCAGAAGTAATTGCTCTAACACCTGCTGTCATAAGTGGTATTCCTAGCAGTGGGTTTTTAGGGTCTGGATTGTACCAGTAAATAGCATCGTCATATTTTATAACTTCTGTTCCTCCTCCTGCTGATGTATATGTAAAACTAGTAACCTCATCTTGATTTGTGTTAAGGTTTACTTTAATTCTTGATGAGTTATATATTTTAAGCTCTGTAACTCTCTTTTCTCTTTTCCCTTTATCAAATACTTGTTCTTCTCCGTCTGTAATT